AATCCTTATCTGTTACCACTGAATCAGGCCGGTGCCAGCCGTGAAGCGATAGACCTTAAACCCAGGTCGGCCCACGGTGTCGAGCGTGTAGGTCAGCCCGCCGCTGATGCTGGACAGGCTTGGCAGCGTGTCGGGGTACGCAATGATGACGACTCCGCTGCCGCCATTTGCGCCGTTGAATTCTTGAGGGCTGCTATCTGAGCCGCCACCACCACCGCCGCCGCCGGTGTTGGCAGTACCCGCCACCGGGGGGTTGCCGTTCCCGTCACCGCCGACCCCACCGCCGCCAGCACCGCCCGAGCCCCTTGTCCCGGCATCAAGAACGCCGCCGCCGCCGCCGCCCGCATATGTGACCGAAGAGCCGGTGATTGACGATGCCAAACCCGCGCCGCCATTGCCGCCAATGGGGGCAGGACCAGTACCCGCTCCGTTGGCACCGACTGCACCAGCACCGCCACCGCCACCGCCCGCATTGATGCCAGAGCCGGCGCCATTCCCACCAGCCCTGCCGTGCCCCGAGGTTCCTGCTCCGCCTGCGTTGCTTGTGGGGGCGCCGCCACCACCAGAGCCACCGAGTGCGCCCCCTCCAGGCCCGACATAACTACTCCCACCGGCTCCGCCGCCGACAGAGGTAATCAGCGACAGCGTTGACGCCTGGCCGTTCGTCGCTACAGACGCCGTGGCTCCGGTCCCGCCAGTGCCCACCGTGACCGGATAGGCAGTATTGGGCAGCGCCACAAAATCTGTGCCGGTGCGGAAACCTCCAGCCCCACCACCGCCGCCATCCCCGCTGCCACCGCCACCGCCACCAGCAACAACGAGGTATTCGACGGTTGAAGATATAGCCGTTGGTGGCTCACCCGTCCACACGAATTGCGCCTGCCCGATGATCGGCCCCAGGGAGCTGGTGTTGGCGGACAGGCTGTAGATGTAGTTCAAGTACGCGCCTTCGTAAATGCGCGGCAGCGCGGCCTGCTCGCGCAGAAAGTTTTTCTCGACCGTGGACGAAATTTCGTTCATTGCCAGCGCAAAGAGCGGTTTAACGAGCACCAGCACGGCGAAAGCGCCGACGCCTGAAGCAAGCTGGACCGACTGCACCGAGCGCACGCCCCGGTCACCATCGGCCAGCGGGACAAACGGGCTCATGGCATTCGTACCGCCAGGGTGGCCTGAGCCGCTCACACCGATAGCGCCCGAGACGCGAATCTGAGAAACAGTGGTTTTGGCGACACCGTCTTGGTTGGTGTAGTTCACCGTTACTGACCCGCCAGCTCCAGTGCCGGGCGTTTGACTAAAAAAGGCCATCCGCACGCCTTCTCCATCCGTGTAACGTGGCAACGACACCGGGTTGTCGAAAACTTGCGCATCCAAGCTGTCGCAGTCGATGTACGGATAGAACATCAAATAGTCGAGGAAATAGACCGCAGGGAAAAACCCCGCCGTTCCGGCTTGCGTCAAGGACACAGACAGCAGATACCGCTCTTGCGCAGGCAGCGTCGGCCCGGTGTAAATGCCCTGATTGCGCTGGCCGATGAGTTGCGTGGCCTCCAGCGCGTTGCCCAGGTATGGGTTATAGACGGGCGGGCCTGAACTGCCAATGGAGGCGTCCCCGAATATGTTGACGACACCAAAACTACCCGGCACGCCAATGCGGAAAAAATGCTGGGTGTGATGCTGCCCTCGCTCGACGGCAGCAGCCACCTCGGCAACGGACCTAAACGGCATCAGGATTCTCCAGCGGGGCCCACTCCACTTCGTCGGGCGACCACTCCACCCCGCCGCCAGGGTGTTCTGAGCACTGCGACACCTCGGTGTCGGTCAGCGTCAGCAGTTCCCGGCAGTGGGCGCAGCGGTACGTCACATCAGTCCACCGTGGCGGTCATGGCACCGGCAGCGAACTGCGGCTGAATGCCGTTGGAGATCGACAGGCTGGCGTTGAGCGCACCTTTCAGCAGCAGGTTTCCAGCGCCCGTGGAGTCCGTGCCGATGCCGAAGTGCGTGGCCGTGGCGCTGCCCGCCGTACACTGACCGAACTGCACCAGCGCGGTGTTGGCAATGGTAGATACCGTGCGCGTCCAGCCGCCTCCAGCGCGTGCCACCGCCACACGGGCGTATCCGGTGTAGCTGATCTCGTTGGTGCTCTGCGTGCCCGCCTCGCCGGGGTCTGCGCTGTGCAGCGAGATGTAGAACGAGCCTGCGGCGGCGCTGTTCTGCAGGCCCGCAGCGTCGCCGATGTTCGCCCAATCGACGTTGAGAAACAGGAGGTCGAGAAGTGCCGCTTCGGCGGCGTTGGTCATGGACATGGTTCAGGCCCTTTCAGTCTTCGTTGACGACCTCACCGGAGAACCCGGTGGAGGTCTTGGTGATCTGGATCTTCTTGCCGCCGCCGCCCGTGGACACGATGATCGGCTGCTGCGGCCTCATGTCCGCGACCTGCCTGGCCAACGATTCAACCATGGACTTCAGTTCGTCCAAGATTTCGCTGACTTTATCATCGGACTCATCGTCGATCGACTCTTCTTCGCTGCCGGATTCTTCCTCGGCCTGCTGCTGCTTGAGCGCCTTGGCCAGGGCCGCAAACTTCGCGGCGTTGTCCATCCGCATGTTCTCAAGCTCCAGCTCGCGCTTGGCCGCCTCGAACGGATCAATCTGAGGCGCTGCGGGCTCGGGCGCGGGCGCGGGCGCTGGCTGCGGCTGCATCATCGCGCCCTCAAGCTCTCCGCCCACCTTGGCCAGCGTCTCCATAGTCTTGGCCTGGGTTAGCTCGGCATCGGCCACGGTCGCCACCACATCGGCGCGGGCCTTCGCGGCCTTGGCCTGGGCCTCCTCTGCCGCAGCCTGCAGGAATATGGCATTCGGGTCAGGATTTGCGCCAGCCTGCGCCATCTGCGCGGCCTCCTCATCGGTCGGCTTGATCACGCCCATCTGCACCAACTGCCTGCGGAAGTGATCGCTGATCTCGGTCAGGCCCTCGCCTTCCATGTTCATCAGCGCGGCAGCCTGGAGCACGCGCATGGCGTCCGGGTCTTGCGTGACAGCCATCATCGCCGTGAGCGAGCGCACCGTCGCGGCACGCTTGCTGCTGCTGCTCGGGCCAACCTCGACGGCCAAATCAAACTCAGCTTTGCTCAGGTCGTTTTCGTGCTCGACCTCGCCATCCTCGCTCATGACGGGCCGCATGAGTTCAATGGTGCTCATCTGGCCCTGCGAGCCAATGCCCTTCATCTTGCGGCCTGGCTCGGTGTAAATCTCGCGGGCCATGCTGAGCCAAATCTCGCCGCCTCGGCGCACACCAACAGCGTGATTGCTCATGTAGATGAACGTTTGCATGTCCAGGCGCTGCTGCACCATCTCCACGGCCTTGCCGCTGACGTTGGCGACGATCTTGTCGCCCTGCTCCTGGTTGCCCAGAACGTCGCGGATGTCCTGCTCGCTGATCTGCAGCAAGGCGGCCATGGCCGGGGGGATCTGCGGGCTCTTGGTGTAGCCCACCGGGCCTGCGGCCTGCTGGCTTCCGTCTGCGCCCGTGATCGGGTTCAGCAGCAGGTACGGGTAGTCCTTCAGGTTGTCCTCGGACCACATGACCTGGTGACCGGCGATCTGCTCGGGCACCAGGATCGGCTTCTCCACGCTGGACAACGCGGCAATCTCGGCCAGCTTGCTGCGCTGCATGTTCGCCAGGCGCTGCGCGTCTTTCGCCAGCCTGACATGGCCGGCGCACCGCTCGATGTTGTCGATGAACCAGCGGCGGCCGTAGGTCGGAACGATGGGGATGTGTTTGCCGGCGATGTACCCGGCATCTTCCAGCACCTTCGCGCCGCTCAGGATGTACTTGCGCACCCGCTGGCGCTTGATGCGTTTCTGGCGCACCTCGACGCTGCCGATGGCATCAAGTTGGGCCAGCATCTCGTCGTCCAGTTCGCTGTCGCGGTAACGCTCCTCCTCGCCATCCAGGCTCTGGAAGATGCGCACCGTCTCCGACACCATCTCGACCCGGTAATACTCGGCCACGTACACCACATCTGGTGTGGTCCAGTCGAACTCGTACTGGTGAATCTCCTTCGGCCAGGACGCCGGGTCGTCGTTGTACGCCTCGCGGTACGAATCAGGCGTCATGCTGGTCAGCACGAAGCACCGCTTGGCATCGGCCTTGTCCTGGCGCTTGGCCTGCAGGTCAAAAAACACCGAGGAATCGGCGTCGAAGATCGGCTCTATCTTGATGCGCTGGCGCTCGTCCTCGTCGTCTTCCTCGTTCTCGTAGACCGTGCGCAGGCGGTAGGCTCCAAAGCCGCCGCCCACGGCCTCCTGGAATGCGTTGTCATACGCCTCATCGGCGCCGCTGTCCTGCTCGTCGGCGCGGTACAGGTCGTCACAGGTGTCGGCCAGTGGGTCGTATTCCTTGCCTTCCTTGCTGACGAAATCAACCGTCACGCGGTTGGCCCGGTACTCGCTGAAGATGCGCTGAACGGCCAGGGCGATCTTGTTGACCTCCATTTTCGGCTTGTTCTCGAACTGCGCGCCGAGCGGGCCTTCCCACTGCGCCCCGGCGATGCTGTAGAACCGCCGATCCTGCAGGCACTGCAGGCGCTCATCGCGCAGGGCGCCCTGGATGTTGTCGAACTCGCGCATGGCCTCCGAGTGGACTCTGACCAGTCGCTGTTCGGTTGATTCTCTGGCCATCAGGGACTCCGGGGATTGCGCATCGGGCACGATTATGCTACGCGAGCGGATGAAAGTCTATCGCCATCTGTGCGCAGTCGGAACCACCAGGCCGGCAGTGTCGATTTTCTTGGTCGTCGCGCCCGTCACGGCAGGGAACAACGCGGCCAAGCCCCAGATCAGCGCGTCGGCCCGGTTTGGGCTTCGGCTGCCGGTGTAGCCGGTGGTGGAGAATCCGCTCAGTTCGTCCTCCAGCTCGGGGAACATGCCCACATGGCGCACCTTGCCCTGCTCGTACAACGACGAGAACGGCTCGGCTCGCACTACCTTGCCCCGGCTGGCCGTCACCGGGCGGAACGGCGTGCGCGGGCGCGCTGTCTCGATCACCTGGCGCACCATTGCGCCGCCGTAGTTGGTTTCGGCCACGATGCAGTCGGCGCTGTGCCGGTCGAATGCCTCTGCGGCCACGCGGCCCCAGGTTGCGGGGCCTGCCTTGACGGTCAGGTCTTCCAGCAGGTAGCAGGCGCCATCCGTAGCAAGGCCGACCACCACAATGCCGATAGCGTCATTGTCCGCGCTCGCCTCATCGTCCGCGCCGCTCGGGTCCACCGCGACCACCACGCGCACTAGCTGCGGCACCGCGCCGTCCAGCACGCGCCATCGGTCTATGTGCTCCTCTGGGAACAGGGCGTTCGGGTTCGCATCGGCAAACCGGCCTTCAAGGAATCGCGCCCGCATTCTGGCCGGCAGTGACTCCAGCATTCGCAGGTATTCCGGGCTCAGGTTCGCGGCGTTGTCGCCGGGGTTGATTGAGAACGCGGCGTAATCCTCGGGTCGCGGCAACCCGAGCCGGGTTTCAGGGTCGCGCTTCTCCACGAACTTGCGGTAGGTCCAGTGCGTCTTGCTCGGCGGGTTGCAGTCGTAGTAGGCGCGCAGGCGCAGCGGTGCCGGCGCTCGGCCCTCGATCTGCTGCTCGGCCTTCTGTGCCAGGCGGGTCAGGGCTGTGTCCACGCTTGACAGCGGAATCTGGCTGCACTCGTTGAAATACAGCGTGGCGAACTCCTGGCCGAGGATTTTCTCGGTCCTGTCCTTGTCGTCCAGACCAGCGAACCAGATCTGCGAGCCACCTGGGAAGCTGACGTAACCGTCCTGCTGGTGCATGTCCCAGGCCACGCCGGGATATGCGGCCCGCATGACCTTTGGGAACGTGTCCAGCACGACGGACGCCTTGAGGTGGTTGTACCTGAACCGGAAGATCGCGTGCCGGCTGTTCGGGGCCTTCAGCGCCCGCATGATGACGTTGCGCGTGAGCAGGAACGTCTTCCCGCTGCGCGAGCCGCCGAACAGCATCAGATGCGTGGCATCTCCGCTCAGGACTTGCTGCGCGGCTTTCTGGCGGTCGGTTAGCTGGAATGCCATCGTGGGTTAAGGAAATTCAGCCACGGGCCGCTTGTAGGGCAGCGCATGCCCTCCAACCAAGACGCCAGGACCAAGTTGCGGTTGCGTCGTCAGCATCGGCGCCTCGTCTAGCTTAAGCGCCAGCTCCACTCCTGGGGTGTAAGCCATCGGGTAATTCTGGCGGATAAACAGCACCAGAGCGTATTCGGTAAGACTTGAAACCGTGCGCCCGGTCAGCGCGGCCACCTTCTCGGCGGCCTCTAGGTTCTCCGGGCTAAACCGAATTGTCGCAATGCGTGAGCGTGTCGTCTTTTTTGCCATATCAAACCTTCACCAATCAGAGTTTCTCGTCGTCATTCTGCGCAACGAGCTTCACCGCGCCGCCGTCATGGCCAGCCAGCTTAATCATGTCGCCGTATTTCTTCGGGGCGAGTTTCGATAACAGCCACTTGCGAGTATCTACCTGCAGTTTGTGTTTCTGGATCGCGGCCCAGTCTTTTTTGCCATCGACAGTTTCCGGGTCTTGGTCGGATATCTCCATCAGGTCGTTGGCGATGCGCTCGACAAAGTTCTCACGCGCATGTGCGTAGCTCTCAGCCAGCGCGCTGTCCTGACTCACCCACAGCAGGAACGTGCTGTTCTTGACGCCGGCCTTCTCGCATGCCTTCCAGCAGCTCATGCCGGACTCCATGTTCGCCAGGACGGCATCGGCCATCTTCGCCCGCTCAGGGCTTCCGGGTTTGGTCGGCTTGTTTGCCATCATTCTATCCTTTCACTAAGTGAGTGACCACTGAGGGACACAGGGGCGCCAGGGACGCCGGTTTCCATATAGGCTACGTGATTACGCGCTATCGCGCTCCTTTGCGGGCAGTTGCCACTTTCCCCTTATTCTCTATCTTTACTCTTATAAGTGTCCCTAGTGTCCCTACTGTCCTTTTGCATTGTGAATCAACAACTTAGCGCAGGACACTTCAGGGACACTAGGGGCGGCTTCGGTTTCCCCACACTTCCGGGGCCAGCAAAGCACGCGCGCCGTTGGTCTTTCGGCTCATGCCGCCGTTGCGCTGCCGGATCAGATGCGCTGCTCTGGTGGCCTCGCCTTGCGTGCAGGTGTCCCTTCCAAGCTCTGCCAAGACCTCAGTTGCGGACCTCCAGCGCCATGCGGCAGGCGGCTCGCTCCACCGCAGGCCAGAAGCAATGATCTCTTCAATGGGGTCAATCACCTCGTAAGACTTGTTGTGCTCCTCCAGAGCTTCGTGCTCTTCTCCGTGCAGCGTCCAGCCTTCGCCGGCGCGGTACATCGTCAGGACTTCGGCCCATAGTTGCTGCATGTCGATGCCGTGGTCATACTCGATGGACTTGCACTCGATAACCCAGAATCTGCGGTTCCCCGTCTGGTCGTGCAGAAACTCTTTCGGGTTGACGCTGGCAAAGAATACCGTGCGCCTTGCAAACTCGGATTCCTTGCGGGCATATGCCCTGCGCAGAATATCCTTGTCCCGCGTCAGGAAGGCCTTGAGCTGGGCAATATCTGACTTGCGGAATGTCGCGTCCAATTCCCCGAGTTCGACCAGCCAGTGGCTTACCACCTGCTTCACGCTGTCGCGGTCGTCCGGCCGCAGCATCATGCCGTCCTGCACCACGCCGAGTTCCTTGGGCACCAGGCGCTTGAACCAGGCCGTCTTGCCCATGTACTGCGCGCCCTGGAACACCAGCACGCCGTGGGCAGATACGCCGTTCGGGTTGAACGCTGCGGCCACGGCAGAGATGAGCCAGCGGCGCATGATGGTGTTTTTCAGGTCTTCGTCGCCGTGTGACGCCACGGTGTCGTAGAGGTCTTGCAGGCGACTCTGGCCGTCCCATGGCTTGCTCTCAATCCAGTTCGCCACCGGATTGTGCAAGTTCCTGTCGGCCATGTAGGTGATGTAGTCGCCCACCTTGCCAGTCGGCATGCGCAGGCGCTCGCACCAGGACATAAGCCACGCAATGCTGGCGTTGCCTCGATTGTCCAGGCTAAATGCCTGCTGCGGGATCATGATCTCCTCTTCCTTGGAGATTACGTTGTACCTGACGGTGACGCCCAGCCGTCGGCATATCTCGGCCAGGTTCTC